TTTACTGAAAGCTGCTACTAACGACTCATAAATCTACCCTTAATCGTGTATTGGATGATAGTTGCGGATTTTAGGGGTTATCTTATCAACACGTCACGTCTGTATTGGCGTGCTGAGACTGAGACCAGGTTCAAGGACGACCGCAAGTCTGCAGAGGAGTATGTCAAGGCTCATCCCTTCCGCATCGATGGTGATGGCCTTACTGCCTATGAGATCCAGGAACAGAAGCGTAACCTCATTAACAAGATATTCACCTTCGGCTACATGCTGCATCGCTACAAGGACTCCGTCCGGGCTTGGGCCCCGTTGGCCATGGACAATAAGATAGGCGACGAGGACGAATGCAATGGCCGCTCCGGCAAATCATTCTTCTTCAAGGTGCTGTCCTTCTTGATGAAGACAGTCAAACTGTCTGGCCGTAACCCGAAACTGATGGACAACCCTCATGTGTTCGACCAGGTGAGCCAGTTTACAGACATGCTGCTTGTCGATGATTGCGACCGCTATCTCAATCTCGGTCTCTTCTACGACAATATCACCTCCGACATGAATGTGAACCCGAAGAACAACCGTTCCTTCACCATCAGCTTCGATGAGTCGCCAAAGATGGCGTTCACCACCAACTATGTGCCCCAGGACTTCGACCCGTCATCCGAGGCTCGATCATTGTACATGGTGTTCTCCGATTGGTATCACCAGAAGACTGAGGATAATGACTATCATGAGACTCGCTCCATCCGCGACGACTTCGGCAAGACTCTCTATGCCTACGACTACAGCGAGGAGGAGTGGAACTGTGACCTCAACTTTTGGATTCAATGCTGCCGCTACTATCTCTCTGTCAAGGATTCTGGCATCAAACCGCAGCCTCCTATGTCCAACATGGAGCGTCGCCGTCTGAAGGCGGCTATGGGTGTCAACTTCGAGGATTGGGCCAATGGCTATTTCTCGACCGAAGGTGACAACCTCGACAAGTTCATCGCGCGTGACGATGTCTTCACCGATTATCAGAGGTTCGCCAATGTCAAGCATATCACCATGCAAGCCTTCACCAAGAAGCTCAAGGCCTTCGGTAAGCTTTGCCCTTGGATTGACTGTATCAACCCTCCGGAGTATTGTAATTCAAGCGGACGCATCCAGAAAGCTGTTCAGATCACTCCTGAGCTGCGTAAGACCAAGGATATGCTCTATGTGCGCTCTATGTCTACAGATGCAGCAGCTGAGCCTCCCAAGGAGCAACAGCTGCAGTTCGATGGCGAGGAAGACAATCGGCCGTTCTAATCTTTTTTCTATCATAATTTCGCTTTAATCTTCAATGGGTGGCGGACTGCCAGGTATTTATTGCCTGTGCGGTCCGCTTTTTCGTTGTCCCATATTCCAACAACCTGTAGCAGAGTGTTCCAAATTTCCACAGGCATTTCTCTGAGACTCCCGCCGGGGCCTTCTGCTGTTCCCCGACACCCCTCTCTTATTTTGTCTTAAAACTTTGTGATTTTGTATAAGATGTTCCAAAAAAGTCTAAAAACATAGTAAATAAAGGGGTTTCGGCTTGTCACAAACTGTCACAAACTTACATCACAAAGTTGTCACAAACTTACAAAGTTTGCAACGACATTTCAACAGTCTTGGTGTGTCACAAACTTCGGTCTCTGTCACAAACTTGTGATAAGCCCCGACTTAATTTTGCAACATTTGATATTCAGATAGTTACAGCGTTGTCACAAACTTTCACTCTGTCACAAACTTTTCGTACAAAAACATAACAGACTCAGCGGAAACTCAGAAATACAAAAAGAAAATCCTAATAAATACGGAAAACTACCCTTAAACATAAGGATATTTGTTCTATTTTTCCTAATTTTGTAGGGAAATATCCACAACTAATAAATAATAACTAATAATATAGCAGTCGTGTCAAACTTCGTCGTATATCTCAAGCTCAAGCCCTTCATCGTTCAATGGCTGACATTCCACTACGGCACTCCAGTCCGCTTCCCGGACCAGAGTGCCGAGAATGCTTGCATCCGTCGCTTCCTCACCCGTCAGCCTACGTCCATGCCGGCTGTGTGTCAGCCTGGAGAGATTGCTATCTGTATACCTGACAGCAAGCAGAAGCCGGTGGTCACCTACAATCACCTCGGCTCTCATGCACGTGCTGCCGTGGCTGACTGTATCGAGGACACGTTCCGGCTCCAGCTTTGGCATGACCTCAACGGTTATGAGACCCTGCATTGTCCTCTCCTGAAGGCTGTCCGGGCATGGTGTCAGAACAATGGCATCAGCATAGATTATGAGGATACTGTCAAGATGCGTTTTCAGCGGATGCGCAACGCATATCTCAAGTCGGGCATCGACCTGCGGCGCTCATCGCGTGACCACAGCAAGTAAATTATGTTAATTTTTCTATAATTCGTACCGACAAGAACCCCGTTTTTGTTCAGATGCGTTCAATACCGTTCACTCCTATGAAATCAATCAAAATTGTCAAGTCTGTCGAGTATGCTTACACTACCGACATCAAGTCCCTTGAGCGGCGAGGCTCGCGCAAGGTCTACATCCCGTCGTCTGTCGTCTGGACTCCCATCTGCGTGCGCAATCATCCTTCGCTCGTCTCGTCGAGCAAGACTGAGGACAATAATACTATAGTAACAACCACTCTCAAGCTGCTCACGCCCGAAACACTCAAGATTATCCGCCAACGGCACATGGTATTCCGCGTCACCCTTACCGATGACAGGCAATATCTTGTTGGCATCAATGGTCGTCCCTACACCCAGATTGTTGTGACTGAGAATTGCCCGGAGGCTATAACCGACAATCAGCTCACAGAGATTAATGTGTCCTTCAAGTCCGACCACCTTCCACCTTATATTATTCAGAATGTATATGGTTGATGACCGTCTCCGTGCTCATTTTTTGGCTTAGTCTCACTTGCCTCAGTATTTTCATCCGCTCTATCTTAGCTCTATCTTTGCCGAAAATTCATAGCTATGGAATATAATTTCGTAATATCTGGCACTATCGGCGATTGGTGGAGTGGTTGCTCGGCCGATTATGTACGCTACGTGCTCAACAATAACAAGGGCAAGGAGGTTCATGTCGGATTCTGTTCGCTCGGTGGCTTCGTCAAAGATGGCCTTGAGATGCACCAGGCTTTCAAGGATCATGGTAACGTCCATGCCCACGCCTTCGGAATGAACGCGTCAATCGCTACTATTGCTATGCTCGGATGCAAATCCATCGACATTGTCAAAGGCAGCTTCTTCTTGATACATAATGTTTCTACTCTCATCTATAAATATGAGCAGAGCAACAAGGAGCAGATTGATGCGTTCGTCCGCAAGCTTCAGGCGCAGCGCGACTCCCTCAAGAACTTCGACGAGGTGCTTGCCTCGCTCTATGCCGACAAGACGGGCAAGACCGTCGATGAATGCCTCGCTCAGATGAAGCGGGGCAACTGGCTTACTGCTCAGCAAGCTCTCGATTTCGGCCTTGTCGACTCCATCCGCGAGGATGAGCAGGCTGAGAAGGCTGCTGCCGAGTTCTCTGCCCAGTTCGTCAACAACTACGATTTCTCTAATCAATTTAAGGATGCAGGCATACCGCCGTTACCTCAACCGCAAGCCTCGGATGATGTCGCCTCTAAGGTGGCATCTGTGGTTGATGGTGATGGCAATCCAACTCAGAGCTTCCTTCAAAAGACGTGTGAAGGTCTCAAGTCCCTCTTCCGTAACCAACACGCACCAAAATTCTCTCAAAGTAATAAGATGATTAAGATTTTCGCTTCTGTCATGGCATTGCTCAACGTCGCTGAAGGTTTCGCCACCAACGACGAGGGCAATGTCACTCTTACTCAGGAACAGATGAAGCTTATCGATGATGAGCTTCACTCGCTCAAGAAGCAGGTGGAGGACAACTCCAAGGCTGTCAACGAGGCAGGTGCTGCCCTCAAACGTGTCAAGGATCAGCTCACCCAGGCTCAGAACGATGTCAAGCAGCGTGATGAGCAGATTGCAGCCCTCAAGGGTTCGGCTGGCGACTCTACCGATAATAAGCCTGATTCTGCTGAGCAGTCGTTCACAGCTCAGGATGTGTTTAACCTTGTTAAAAATGTGTAATTGTTATGGCTTCGATTAAAATAGGTAATGTCACTTATGGTGCCGAGGAGCTGTCCAAGACCTTCCAGACTTACCGCAAGGAGTTCGTCATCATGCCTTTCCTCGCGATGGAGCAGCTTGCGAAGCACATGAATGTCCGCACCGGCATTCGCTACCGTGAGACTGTCAGCCAGATGTCGACCGATGCTGAGATTAGCAACTATTCTAAGACTAAGCATCAGGATGCCGATGTGAAGATCGACCCTCGCGTCTTCGAAACTTTCTTCGGCAACATCGTGCAGGGCATCGACCCTAACGCTATCTATCAGTCCATCTGGGGTAGCAACGTCACCAAGGGCGACGGTCTCAAGAATGTTCCGATTGTTGTGCAGGTGTGCGGTTATCTCGTCAAGAAGATTGGTGAGAAAATGTTTATGAATTCGTTCACGGCAAAGCACGACTCTACAGACACTACAAGCACCTCAAAGTGGTTCAACGGTTTCCAGACCATCCTCGAGAATGATGTCGCTGGTACTAATTATACTAACAAGGTGCTCATATCTGCTGACATTGGCAACCTTGTCGAGGGTGCTGAGTCCATCACAGCCGACAACGCCGAGGACCTTATCAAAGACTTCTACTGGAATCAGGTGGGCAATCCTGCAGCTGCTGCCAAGCTTCGCTCGCAGCAGCTCAAGCTCTTCATGAGCGATCAGGCTTATCACTTCTATACTGAGTCTTACCAGACCAACCACGGTTCGTTGCCCTACAACCAGGCTTACGACAAGAAGTCGCTCGATGGCGCAAGCAATGTCGAGTTCGTTCCGCTACCTTGCGTGCCTGACGACTTCCTGCTTCTCACGCCCAAGAACAACGCTTATCTCCTCTTCAATCAGAAGACGGATGATGATAAGTTCCTTGTCGAGAAGTCGCTTAGCAACCACTACGACGTTGACTTCATCATGAACTACTTCTTTGGCACTCAGTTTGAGTCAGTTTCTCCTGAGGTTCTCCGCTATTGGAAGAAGAAGGCTTAAGCAGGGTTATGTATAGTGATTAGGGGTTCCTCACCACTCGTGGGGTTCCCCAATTAATAATTTAATAATTTTACAACTATGACAAAGTGTACTGGCGCTGAGTCTATCTACTCAGACATTAATTTCTGCCCAGGGCAGAAGTCTCTGCCGGGTGTGCGTGGCTGGATTTACGGCATTTCCAAGCGCGACATTGTCAAATGGCCGACTATCGGGGCTGAAGCTCCTAAGGATCTTGAGTCTGTAGCTAAATATACGGGCGATTTCGTCCTCGCTTCCGATAAAAAGTGGCATAAGATTGCTCTTATCCCCAACGAGTCGGAGCTTAAGGTGGAGTCGCAGGGTTCTTACGGTTCCAAGACCTTTAAGAATACTGGTACAGCCGTGGCTCCTGGTACTGAGGAGAAGATTACTGGCTACATAGCACAGGCCAACAACGATGAGATGGTCTACCTCTTCATCCAGCGCAACGGCAAGGCTCGTATGCTCGGTTCCGAGGCTTTTACGCCCGAACTCACTCTCTCGCAGGATCTTGGCAAGGCTCCAACCGATGCCAACTCTACCTCTATACAGATTGCTGCCGATGACGAGTATCCTGCTCCGTTCTATCCGGGCAAGATTGAGACTGCCGACGGCGATTTCTCTGGTGAGACTGGCCTACTTCTTAATGTTGCTGCATAGGCTTTTCTTTATAATCATAATAGGTTTAATTTTATTAACGTGTTAGGGGCGGTCAGCATAGCAATTGTGCTGGCCGTTTTTACTTAACAATCAATTTCTACACTCTATGTACGATGATAAGTTAACTCAAGATATGCAGTCATGGCTTGCTGACGAGTCTCACGATAGCGCGTCCATCATTCATGGTGCCGAACTTGTGCTTAAGCTCAACCGCAATGTGTCTATGTATCAGACTATTATACGCCGTCCGCTTAAGTTCGAGTCAAAGGTGCGCTATGAGCTTAACAAGTTCCTGCCTATGCGACTCGAGCGCATGACTCTGCAGGATGTCAAGGCTCTCGATGCCGAGGTCACACCTGAGGTTAAGGAGGCCATCGACGAGGAGCAGCAGTTCATGACCGACAATAAAGATGAGGAGGCTGCTGAGGACTCTGATGCTCCTGCTGATATGTCATTCCTCCCTCGCGCGTCGGGCATCCGTCCCGACCATGACAAGCTGCCAGCCGACGTGCGCAGCATCTGGCAGCAGAACAAGGAACGTTGGAACAACATCAAGCGTCTCTACATGACCCTGCTGCCTCTCACACAGCCTTGCGACCGCTACGAGTATCTGCAGCAGCTCAAGGAGACATGGTATACCTACAAGCGTGAGCTCGAGCGCTACGACAACTATATTGCTCCTTCAGGCTCGGAGGTTGCCGCTGATGGCGCGGCTCCCTCGCCAGTTGACATTGCCAAGGACATTTCCAACGCTCGCTCTTACATTACTAAGTATATCGACCGCCTTGTGGAGCTTCGTCGCTCCTCTCTCTCTGCTGATGATAACACAAAGGCTCTCGCCGATTACAACAATTTGCTCGCCAAGGTGCAGCAGCGCGTTACCGTGCTCCTCGACAACGCTGCCCCTATTGGCGATGATATCTTAGCTAAACTCAATGAGGCAGGTCTGTCCCTTCCGTCCGCTGAGTGATGCTACTGCCCAGTATTATATTGGTACTGGATTACACACGCTCGGTTTGCTCGGTTGGATCCTGAAGCAGACCGGGCGTGCCGACGTATATGTGTCAACATTCTCAACTTCCGACGCTTTCCTCTCTGGCTTCTTGCGTCTGCGCCGTCGCAACCTGATTGCACATGCTACTCTGGTGGCCGACCTCAAGGCTGCTCGTAAGACTGTGCAGCTCTATCGGCTTATGCAGAGTTGTTTCGAGCATGTGCACCTGGCGCAGAACCACTCCAAGATTGTCCTCGTCAAGACTGCCGACTATACCGTGTCGGTCATTAGCTCGCAGAATCAGACTTATGGTGACCGCGCAGAGTGTACCATGCTCACCACCGACTCTCAAGCCTATTACTCGCTTCTTGCCGGTCTCAGAGGCATCGTCGATAAATCTTTGGAACTTAATGGACTATTCAACCGACTTACTCTCCGAGATAGAGGCTCATGCCAAGGAGATGATGACTCCTCCGGAGATATCCGCCCTTTTGGGTATTGATGAGCGTCAGCTGTCCGACGATATTAATACTGTCGGCCATCCTGCCCGTACTGCCTACCTCAAAGGTGTTTCTGCTACTGCCCTTGAGCTTCGCCGTACTCTCCACGACACGGCTCTGGCTGGCTCTCCGTATGCTGTTCAGGAGTGCCAGCGTCTCCTCTCCATCGCACAGTCGGCTGTCAGTTAGCAATTCAACATTCAAAACTCAAAATTCAAAACTCAAAATGCCTCTTCCCGTCAACCTCGATGAATACTCGCGCTACGTCACTCTCGACGACTCTGAGCTTCGCGACCTGCGTGTATCCGATTCTGTCCTCAATAGGCTGCATCGCATTCGTGGGCTATATGCTTATTGGCTGCAGTTCCCCTCGAAGAGCGACAACGACCTAGTGCAGTACGACATTAATATGTTCAAGGCTTCGCGCTCTCTTGCATATGAGGATCTGCATCTCACCAAGGTTTTGCTCGGCAACATGCAGCAGACCACCAAGGAGTTTATGAGGTGGAAGATCAACAAGTCTGTCGAGCAGGACATTGCTGCAGCTCGTAAGGCTGGTGAGTGGCGGGCTGTGGCTGCTCTCTCAAAGGTGCTTGTGGCTAACAATCGCACAGACAAGGATGATGAACCTGACCTTGAGTTCGACAAGATTGTGCCGCAGAACTTTGAGCCGACTGACGATCCTACGGTTCTTGGCATAGAGCGCATCCCAGACCTCCGTGGCAAGATTCGCGCTCTCTACAAGCGCTACTCCAATACTATGGTGCAGGACGCTGACTTTGAGGAGATTAAGGATGAACCTAAACCCGATGAAGATGATTGATAACACAGAACAACCCAACCGACAATACTTCAACGATGCCCAGTACTACTCGCTTGCAATGAACACTCGCGATGAGGTTATCGTGGCAGGTCGTGGTATCGGCAAGGGTGCTATTCAGGCCCGACGCTTGCAGTCGTGTTTCCAGGGCATGCCCGGCTCGATGGGTGGTTTTGTCGCTCCTTCTGTCAAGCGTTGTCTCACCAATATTCTTCCCTCAATGCTCATCCATCTCGAGCGTTGGGGGTTCAAGCGTGACCTGCATTATGTTGTTGGTCGCCGACCATGGAAGAAATTGCATTGGAAGTCGCCCATCTTCACACCTGCCAACTGGGAGAACACTATCAGCTTCTACAACGGCTCTGTCTGCAACATCATCTCGCAGGACCGCTCGGGCACGTCTAACTCTATGTCGCTCGACTACCTTATCATCGACGAGGCAAAGTTCATCGACTTCGAGCAGCTCAAGGATGAGACGTTCCAAGCCAATCGTGGCAATGAGATGTACTTCCGCCACTTTCCTCTCCACCATGGCATGACTATCACGTCGGATATGCCGGTCACCAAGCGAGGCTCATGGTTCCTCTCCTATAAGGACAAGCAGGATCCTGAGCTTGTCGAGGTCATCGAGGGCATCATCTACCAGATTTGGAAGCTGCGTGCCAAGATGGCCAAGCGCCCTGAGCTGCATGAGGCTATAAGCAAGCGTCTTGAGGAGCTTAACCGACAGCTTAATTTTTTCCGCTCTCATTGTCTCCTCTACAAGGAGTACTCATCAATTGAAAACTTGGCACTTCTCGGCGAGGAGTTCATCCGTCGTGCCAAGCGCGACCTCCCTCCGCTCACCTTTGCCACATCCATCATGTGCCAGCGCATAGGCATTGCTGCGGACGGTTTTTATGGTGGACTGCGTGAGGATGTCAACCTCTATACGGCTCCCAACGAGTCTGTGCTTAACCTCCACAATCTTGCCAAGGCTGAGGGTGGAGTCATCCCGAACGACTGCCGAATGGATGCCGACCGCGACGATCGTGCTCCTCTGCTCATAGCCTTCGACTCCAACAACCTCATCAACTGGCTTGTGGTGGGGCAGGTGCAAGGCTCCAAGCTACGCATCCTCAAGTCGTTCTTCGTGAAGTATGAGCGCAAGATTCCTGAGCTGCTTGAGGACTTTAATGCTTACTATCATTTCCATCGGCGTCATCAGGTAATATTCTACTACGACTCCACCATGGTTGGCACAAACTGGGGCTTACACTACAACGACCCGCACAAGGAGGTCATCAAGTCCCTGCGCTCAATGGGATGGGCTGTGCGCGACGTATACCTGGGCAACCCTATGAACCACATCGAGAAGAATGCTCTTATCAACAATATGTTCCGTGGTCGTGCCCGCCTTCAGGTGTTCATCAACCGCGACAACAATCCCGACCTCTTCATCTCTATCACTTCTGCCGGTGTCTATAATGGCAAGAAGGACAAGCGTGGTGAGAAGCTCGCCGAGACTGAGGAGGACAAGCTGGAGGCGCGTACCGATGGCTCCGATGCCTTCGACGTGTTATGTATAGGTGCCGAGACTAAGCCCGTGTTCCAAGGTTCTGGCGGCACGGTCAACACTTATGGTTAACTTGATTTCTTTAGCTTTTTTCGTTGTTTCATTTTTAGTTTAGTTTTTATTTAGTTTAGGGTTTGCCACTTGCGCGTGATGCGTAGGTGGCTTTTTTGTTTGGCAATTGCCAAGCTGCTTTTTTCTACACAAGGTCGCCCGACCGCAAGCCGAAATCACATACTTGTGGACATCGCTCTGCATATTCCGCTTTGTCGGGGGGAGGCAATTGCCGTCTCGGCGTAGGGCGGTGTAGTGCTGCAAAGACGAAAGTCTTGCACCCTGCAAAATTTAGCCACATAACTCATTGAAAATAAGGCGGCTAAATTTTGCAGGTATGGAATAGGTACGCGAAAACGCGACATTTTTTGATATGGAAACTTCTTTTCATTGCGGAAAAGAAGCAAAAGCGCTGCCGATAGCGAGCTATCGGGGGGTATTCTCCGGGGGAGAATGGATTTTTTTACATCTTCCGCTTATCCGCTTGAGAGCCTTTTTTTTAAAGCGCATCGCATCGAAATCCGTTTTTCCTCCGCGAATTTACGACGAACGGCTGTCAGCCAAGAACCGCAAGCTAAAGTACCAGAAATTTCACGGCAGCCTTCCGGGTTTTTCCTTCCTACGGCTACCTTCTAAAAACTCGGTTTTCCGTGAAATTTCAGTCTCTTTTTCTTGTCTTTTAGCCTTGCTTTCGTCGTCTTTTTGCGGCGTAAAAAGCGAAATTCGACCCGACGTGAATTAAAAAAAAACTCTCAAACGGGCTACAGATGGGAGGTGTAAAAAGCTCCTTTCTCGCCTCGGAGAATTATCAGAACCCCTTTAAGAAATATTTTAAAATTTGACTATTATGAGAACAGCAGCGTATTTCACCTACATTCCGAAGCGCATCCGTACCGCTGACGAAATTGTTAACAGTGTGCGTAATTTCATCTATGCTTTCAAGGACGGCAAGCGCAAGGCTACAGATTATGCCATCAGTCTTGTGGCTAACACCCTTAACAAGTGGTATGGCGCAAGTTGCGAGGACTATGTCTTGTGTTGTGTGCCGTCTGCAAACAACTACAAGTATATAGTAAGGTTCAAGCGGTTTGCCGAGCAAGTGAGCAAGCTGACAGGCGTGCAGAACGGCACGGCTCACGTGAATATCTTTGGGCAGCGTGAAGCCAAGCACACCAACGCACGACACATCGTAAGCGAGTCGTATGGTTATATCGTGTCAGCCGACCCCGATTTCTTTCAAGGCAAGACCGTCATTCTGTTTGATGACCTTATAACCACAGGCGAGACCGCCAACAGCTTTGCCAAGGAGCTTGAAGCCGTAGGCGCAACCGTTATAGGTGCAATGTTTCTCGCAAGAACCCGAACCACAACTAACAACTAAAAACTTATACATTATGAATGATTTCTCAATTATGGTACGTGAGGAGCGTCCCGACTACAAGGCAGTTAACAACGGTTTCCAATCTCTTGACATTGTGGAACTTCTTTCGCTCATTATCGGGCAAGGCAACGACCCAACCGCATCCACACGACAGGCAAGGCAGCTCATTAATGTGTGTGGCGGTAGCCTTAGAGCCATGACAAGCCGAAGAACCGAGGATTTTGAAGTCGTGCAAGGTATCGGCAGCAAGAAGGCTATTGCGCTCAAGGCAGCTTTGGAGCTTGCCAAGCGCATCGAGCATGAAGCGCAAGCCGAGCGCACGGACTTTTGCAGCGCCGATAGCGTGTGGCGTTATTTCCGCCCCATTTTGGGCACAGCCGACCACGAGGAAGCCCACGTTCTTCTGATGAACAACCGGTTTAAGCTCATCAAAGCAGTAAGGATATCAAGCGGTGGACTATCGGAAACAGCCGTAGACGTTAGGGTGATACTTCGCGAAGCTCTTCTCTGCAACGCCACCACGCTCACCCTTGTACACAACCATCCGAGCGGAACGATACGACCAAGCCGAGACGACGACAATGTAACGCTAAAACTTAAAAAGGCTTGTGAGACAATGCGAATATATATGGTAGACCACGTTATCGTTACAGATGCAAAATACTACAGCTATGCGGAGGAAGGCAAGATATAAAGCATTTCCCGACCTTTAAACAAAGGTCGGGATTTTTTGGTACCATTTTGTTGACGTCAACAAAATGGTGGTTGTTTGATGTCCCGCCCAGCCCGCCCCTGTTTTGGTAAAATCCTTATGGATTTTGTCTCTCCTATTGTGCTGTTTATCAGCATTTTTTTGTACCTTTGTAGTGGAAAAGTAATTGCAATTTACAGAAGGATCTTTATTAGGTTTGAAGTGTATAATATTCAGTCTGCTGCTGTGAAGTAGTTGCTTTGAATAATATTAGGTGACCGTCTCTAACGGACGTCATTTCTAATAAGTCAAATTTTTTTATATTTCTTCGGAGGTTGAGGGCTGTGAAGCTCCCAACCTTTTTTTTGTTGTTCATAGTAAAATAGTTACTATTTTGTTTGGTTATTAGTAGTAAAATTACTACCTTTGCAGTGTTGAATTATTAAACAAGCGATCTATGAAAAATGTAAAAGTTTCTAAGATTCTGAGAATCTTGGCTGATGACGGCTGGTACTTAGACCGTTACAGCGGGGACCACCGAGAGTTCAAGCATCCTACCAAAAAGGGTGTTGTGACTGTCAACGGCAAGCCTTCAACATCTATCTGCGGATGGCTCCTCAGTAGTATTGAACGGCAGTCGGGGCTTAGGTTCTAACAAATCGGGGTGGAGCTAACGCTCCGCCCTACCTTTAACATTAAATAGAAGCGTGGTTTGGTGTTCAGCAAAGTAAGGTGGCGGTCATGCTGCCACCTATTTTTAAGATTAACATATAAAAAGATATATTATGAACAATGTTGTGATTAAAGCGGCTCGAACTGAAGACGGCTATTGTTGCGTCTGCGACTTGTTGCCGGGCTGGGTCGTTGCCTACGATGGCGACCTTGATGGCTTTAAGGTATATGTTCAGGAGAGTGTCGATTTCTGGCTCGAAGGTCGGCGCAAAGACGGTGATGTCTATCCGGCTGTCTTCGATGGCGAATACCATCTTGTCTATGATTTCGACGTGGCTACGTTGCTCGACTACTATCGTGGCATATTCTCCTTTGCCGCGCTTCAGGAGATAACAGGCATCAACCAAAAGCAACTCTCACACTATGCGAGCGGCATTTCCAAACCGCGAAAGCAGCAGGTTGACAAAATCAAGTCTGGCTTGCGCCGACTTGCCAAAGATATTGAAATGGTCACTGTTTAATAAATTCAACACCGCCGCCCGACCATGCGGCACCATGACCGCTGCAAGTTATGACTTCGCAACGTTTCATGATTGAAAGAACCCGTTGAGCCCTCGGTGCGTGACGCATCGGGGGATTTTTCATTTGCGTGTCTCCACGAAAATGATTAACTTTGCAGCATCGAAATTTTAAAACATTTATATAGCGGTGGGAGTCTGTGAGGATTTCAGCCGCTTTTCTTTTGCCATATATTGCTTAATCAAATTTTTATTGCTAATTTTGTGCAATGTTTTAAAATTTTGAAAAAATGAACAATGGTGATATTACTGTTATAAATAATTATGTTCAAACAGTCTCGCACTCATCTTCATATTGGATGGTGAGGACTATGGGTGGTGAATACTACAATGACTTTGTCGAGAATGGATTCATTGCTGTTGGGCATAATGACATCCTTCTAAAGGATATAAATGATATATTGACCAATGAAAACACAGCGATGAAGAACTTGCGCAAGATAGTAGCAAATCTTCATCCTGAAATCAACCGTCCCGGCCATGTAGCTTCGCAGCTCATACGCTTTTGCCATGAAATAAAACCTGGCGATATAGTTGTTGTTCCTGGGTATTCTTCATTCAATTTAAGTATATGCCGTGTCAAAAGTGCTGTATATGAGGAGCCTAATATTGTTGAAGGCAATGGTCGGTGTCCGTTCATGAAGAGAATAGATGTAGATATCCTAAAGTCTACTTCTCGCACTGTTCTGCCACCGAAAGCCCAGCTAATGTTTAATTCTCGTCATCCAATCTCAGACATTTCAGAATATGCGGCATATATAGACTCTACGCAGTTTGATTTCTATAATAAAGATGATGAGACACACATCGTTCTAAGAATAAAGACAGAAAACGAAGTGGACGTTTCCACATTTTACGAAATCCAACAATTATTTATACTTGCAGAGCAGTTTTGCAAAGAGAATAATATAGAAGACTCAGCAAAAGATGTGTCTATGAAAGTGCAGATGGAGTCGCCCGGTTTGCTTCATTTCATTTCAAAGAAAAAGAACATATTATCTACCGTGGGGATTATAGTACTTCTCATTAATGGTGGCGGTTTGGAATTCAACAATAAAGATTTCCAATTTAAACTTAAAACAGATGGTATCATTAAGAATGTCAGCGAATTTCTCGATCGTAAGACCGACCGGGAGATGCGTGACAAAATAAAGGATTCATTGGACTCGCTTCAGATAAACACTCCCGATGATTTCCAAAAGGCCATGATTGAGCTTTATAAGACACAAAACGCCAATCGTAAAGCTTATTAGTATGGATAATGATAAAACGGTATAAGCATTATGGCAATGGCTATGCTTATGGCAATAATAATAACCTCAGTCTGTTCTTTCATCTGCTTGCTGTGGCTGAACGTAGCCACGGCTATGCGGATGATCGTCATAGGCAGCGTAGTAATAACTACGAATGTGCTCACGAAAGCGATTATATTGCCGAGTATATTTAACATATTGGTAAGTTTGTTTCTTGATGCAAAGTTAGCGATTATATTGATAACTTGTTGCGCCGCAACAGCTTTTTGTCTCCATTTCTCTCCAATTCTCTCTAAATTGGAGCGTTTTCCTCCCAATTCCTTGAAAATTCCTCGCAAATTCCTTGCACGTTCAGATTTTTATCTCTACCTTTGCCATCGCTACAATTATAATGCGGAGCACTCCGCATAAACAAAGGGCGAGGATATATGTTCAAGCCCGACCAACATTTTTATTAAGGTTGTGGGCTTATTTTTTTTGCCCATAACTTGCCGCATTAAGCCAGGGGTGAAGCCCTTTGTTTATGCGGAGCACTCCGCATAGTGTGGAGATGCAAAAAGTAAAATATACGGCGGTTCGCCTTCCACGTGTTTTTATTGCCCTTTGTGGCGGAGAAGCATTGTAGTTGTAGCAGACGAGGAAGTGCGAGCCGCTTTTTTCGTACCCCTACGTCAGACCGTACCGGGCGGTTCCCGGGATAAGGCTACAACTACAAAATTATGCAAACAACTGCATCAATTCAGCGCACAGCTCATTTGCGCCCGTTGACCATTAGCATCGCCGACATTAAGGCATGGCTCAACGCTAAGAGCGAGTTATTCACCCACATGAGCGGTTTCTGCGTCACCCGTCGTGAGGTCATCCGCGTCAATCTCGCTTTCTTCATCATGATCGTAGGCGCAGCAGTCTCCCAGGTCTCTCTGCTCGCTGCCTTCGCCTGTGTACCCCTTGCGGGCTACCAAATCTATAAGCTTAACCAGGAGGACGAGGACAACTGGCTTAAGGATGAGGAACGTTTAGCAGAGGAAGGAGGCAAGCTATGAATACTCAGCACAAGGAAATAGAGGCTTATACAGAGCGACACATCGATCAGTTCTCTATAGTATTGGTCAAGGCTACACCGGCACCCAAGAACCACTTCCAGAAGGAAGTCTGCGAGGTGCTGCAATATGGTCTGCACGGACTTGTGTTCCCTACCGACGACTTTCAGCTGCTCAAGCGCAACATATTGCAGGCTCTACAGCACATAGACAAGTATAATCCGCGCAAAAACCGCCGTATGTCAACCATATACAGCGAGCTTGGCACAGATAGTACGGGCAGACTGAAGCATGTCAACAATCTTGACATCGGCGAGATTGTACAGTCTAAAGACATATTCGAGAGGGTCTGCGTAGTCGAGTTCATGCCTATCCAGGGCACATTTCTCAAGACAGAGGTGGGAGAACCTAAGCTCTTCGCCGCACCATTCTATTCCGACCGTATTATGTGGGCAGATTCTTACAACAGATATGTCGAGCAGGAAGGAGGTGAGCGATGATCGACAACACTAACCCTATAGGAGTACTTACCGACAAGGACAACCTCGAAGTCAAGATACAGCTTATCCACGACACCATGAGCCACCTGCTGGCTGAGACGGCCGAAATGGACAACCCTACAGAAATGAGGGATGTGCTTGACTTGATGCGCAATCTCAATGAACTTAGTAAACAACTCGAAAACATATTAGATACATTATGATGGAAGAAGAATATCTCGATAATGAACAGCAGCGCCAAGACCCTCTTGAAGGCTTTAATCTTGTGCTGCTCGACAATTACTTTGCAAGCCGCTCGCCAGAGCCTAAGACGGGTATCACCGGCGATAGCTACACGCCTGAGTACAAGACCACCGAAGACATCTACGAGGACCTTGAGCCTATCAACCCGGTTTCAACGCGGTTGATTGTGCTCTATCTTCGCAACCATGGCTATCGTCTCAAGACTGTTGCCGATGGCACTCTACGGTGGGAAATATGGCGCGACATGCGATTCATTGAATAATCCCGTAGGTATAATTATTATTGTAAATTCTTTTTGAGATCCTAGGAAAACCGTGGCGGCATCTTTCGGGGTGTCGCCTTTCTTTTTATATAAATCAGTACGAATAAAAGTATTAGATTATTTGGTCAATACGAATAAAAGTATTACCTTTGCATTGTTCAATAAAAGATATACTTTATGAAAAATTCAAAGACAAAAAAGTTGGCTCTTACAGAGCTTGAGTATGACCTGATAGAGACAGGTCGAAACTACAAAAGGAGTTTTCCTTTAGGCGACCCGAATCTCAGGTACTACCTTGAACGGCTGTTCGTAGAATGGCTCGAAGGAGACAACGAGGATTGACACGTTAGAGGCTCCCCACATTGTGGGGAGCTTAAACCAAATATAAAATCAACTAAAATCAAAGATTATGGCAACAATGACTTTAAAACAAAACCAAGCTGACACGATGAAGGCACAGATGGAAGACCTTCTAATCTCAATCTCTTGGTCTGACTTGGCGAAGCGATATTTCGGCAAGTCTGGCTCTTGGCTCTATCACAAGCTTGACGGAGTGGATGGCAACCGTAAGCCTATAGAATTCTCTGATTCGGAGAAGGACATTCTCAAGGGAGCACTCGTAGACCTTAGCAACCGTATAAGGCGAGTAGCTGACAATATACATTAAGCCACGGATTGGGTATATTCCGTATTGAACAATTAGTCGCCACTGGCTTGTGGCGCGTCTTCTCTGCCCTGGTGTTCTTGCGAGCATCGGGGCTTTCGTTTTGTATTCTTATTTCATTCAATCAACCATTAACTTTGCACTTGTAACAAAATTAAATACAAGCGCAATGATTACCGTCTTACAATCAATCTCTGGCTCATACTTCTCGTCGGGCATTCCCGACGTGGAGTTCTCCATTACTGGCTACCGTGCAGGGGTAGTTATTTCCGTCGATGGCGCTCAGATATATTCCGAGCATCTGTATCCCGTCGATGGCAAGATTGCTCTCACGGAGCTTGACACTCTTCTCACTCCCTACGCCCGACAGAGTCTTAAGGTTGCATTGTGCATCGTCATCAGCGAAGAGGCAGAGGATTCCTCGACTGCTACCTCCACGGTTACACTCAACGCCGACATCATCTATTGTGCTGCCGATGTTGGCACGTCTGCAGCCGACTTCATCTCGTCGCACTTCCTCACCACCCTCGATGGCGAGAAGACTACAGCAGTCAACCGCCTTGAATATCTCCACTATATAGGTACTGACTCAGCCACAGCTACGGCTCACTATGCCGATGGCAGCACCAAGGCGTTCAAGCTGTTGCCCGTAGCGGGCAACTCCAAATATACGACACTCGATGTGTCGCCCGGCCAATTTGTTTTAGATGGTCATGTGTTAGTCTGTTTTGTAATCCAGGCAGGTGAGCGCACGTTCCGGTTCTCAATCGATTTTGACGAGCCTGACTGCGCCCCTGTCCTGGTTTTCGACAACAGTTTTGGAGTTGAGGAACTCCTCTACTGTACCGGTACTCACACGGTAGCTCCAAGCTACAAGCGTGAGAGTGGCTTTGTAGGCAAGTACAACCGTAACTACAACATCCGCGAGACGCGCACCTTCAAGGCTGACACGGGCATCCTCTCCTTCACTATGGCCAACTGGGTTGATGAGCTGTTCCGCTCGCAGTCCATCCACGTCGTCAACTTCCGCGATGGCAACCCCAACATTGGCAAGGAGATTCTGATAACTGATTCCAAGTCGGAGTATACCAACGACGATGATGAGCTTCCTCGCTTCACTTTCAGCTATGAGTATGCCCAGCGCAATCACAACGTCGTCGACGTGCTGCGCTCTGGACGCATCTTCGACAATACATTCGACAATACTTTTGAGTAGTTACAATTCAAAACTCAAAATTCAAAATTCCCCATGGGTGCTATTCATTTCACCGAAATGCTCCGTCTCCTCGACCGTGCCTATCAATACCGCTCACTCGTCGACATCTATGCCTGGGAGGGCGGTACGGGCGAAGTCATCCACTACAAGGGATGGCTCGTCCATCATGTCAACTGGCGTGGCGGTTACGTCCGCCTTCGCAATCCTAAGGCGCGTGGCAACCGTCTGCTTCGCACGGTACCCCAGGTGTTCATCTTCCGCATCAACAACCAACAAGTATACTTATGAGCAATAATAATGGCTATTCAATGGAGTCTGCGTCTCCAACTCCAGATAAAGACGGGTTCCGTCGCTACCGCATCGTGCCGTCGGGTGTCGACGATTCGTCTTCCGTCAACTCCGTCAATTCCGAATATGGTGTAGACTCGAGCACCATCTTCAACGATGAGGACATGCCAGGCATGCAGTCCGTGCGCGACATCATAGTTAAGGGCAAGCCCTACAAGTATGTGCAATGGGGTGTCGACGACCAGCTGCCCTACTGTGTGCGCAAGGAGCTGATGGGCAACATGGTCACGGCACAATGCCAGCAGTTCAACATCGTGAGCTGCTACGGCCAGGGCGTGCGCTTCGTTGACCGCAAGACCAAGAGCGACGTATCGGACAAGGATATCCTCGACTTCTGCTTGCGCAACTCCCTTCAGGAGGTTTTCCTGGAGCAGACAACCGACATCAAGTTCTACTCCTTCTCGGTTACTGTCATCATCCTCTCGCGTGATGGCGAGAAGATAGTCACCGTGCGCAACAAGGATGCCTCTTATTGCCGTTTCGAGTATGCGCCCAGCACACGGAGCGGAGGCATTGAGCATGTGTTTTACGGCGATTTCCGCATAGGCTTTTTCGACGAGTCCAAGATAGAGTCTATACCGCTCCTTGATTATTGGAATCCTCTCGGCGACCTGCTTGTGCGCATGGGCAAGGAGCCTGACCCCATGACCGGCTTGAACCGCAAGCCCACCACCGACCGCAAGTTTGCCATCGTCAGCCGCATGGCTACGCCGGGCTGTCAGTACTATCCCGTGCCTTACTATTACTCCATCTTCCGCGACGCTTGGTTTGACATCTACCGTCTGATAGGCATAGGCAAACGCTATATGATTAAGAACACGTCTGCTCCGCGTGTGCAGATTGAGGTGCACGATGATTACTGGGATAATGTATGCGACAACGAGGGCATTACTGATGAGACAGAGCGTCGTAAGCGCAAGAATCAGGAGAAGCGCAACATCATCGACTTCGTCACGGGCATCGAGAATGCGGGCAAGGCGATGATCAGCGGCTACTACGTCGATCCCAACGGCAAGGAGAACCGCATGGTGCGCATCGTGCCTCTCAACGATGCAAGCAAGAAGGAGGGTGGCAACTGGAGCGATGACATGTCGGAGGCTTCCAACGCTCTGTGCTTTGAGTTCGGCATCCATCCCAACCTTGTTGGAGCTACACCTGGTAAGAGCCAGATGAACAACAGCGGCTCCGACAAGCGCGAGCTCTTCACCCTGAAGCAGGCTATTGAGAAGCCTTGCCACGATGTCATGTGCAAGCCTTATCATGTCATTCTGCATTACAATCATTGGCATGAGCGTGCCACAGTCGATGTCCCCATGATAGTCCTCACCACTCTCGATGAGCACAAGGATGCCAAGGCTGTGTCTGCCGACCCCAACGGCAATAAAGCAGAGGAATAATTTAACATTCAACATTTAACATTCACGTCTCATGAAATTGACTAAGCAAGATTTCGAGCTTGCCCTGCCCGTAGGCATCAGCGCACACGATGAAGTATACGAGGCTGTGTCTCCTGCTATCGCCACAGCCCTCGACAATTACTGTAGCATGTTGCTCGGCGATGTTGGCATTAAGCGAGTTACAGAGTCTGAGAAGGATAGTCAGTTGAAGCGTAACTTTAACATGCTTGTCTGCATCGATGGCTTCCTCTCTGTGTTCCGCCAGCTCGACCTGGTGCTCACTCCTACAGGATTCGGCATCGTCAGCAACGACACTATATCCCCGGCGAGCAAGCAGCGTGTCGATGCCCTCGAGGGCTCGCTGCGCACAGCTCTCTGCCGTGCCAGAGCCATGACCGTCCATCTCTTGCGCTCGGCGGAGTGGGGCGGTACGGCTGCAGCACGCAACTTCATACGCTACATCTTCACAGAGCACTACTTCTTTTTCAATCCTCAGGCTACGGCTTCGCTGTCCTATCAGGATTGGCTGAACATGCAGCCGGCTATAGTCGATACAGATGAGCAGCTGCGTCTGCGCTTCGGCGACGAGCAGGTTGATGACCTCCTCGATGCCTACCGATGCAGCGACCACGACCGCCTCACTCCCTATGCGTCTGTCCTGCAGCTCTGCTGCGACTTCACCTCGCGGTGGTCAACCATGGGCAAGTCTGCCCTCGCTACTCCCCAGTACCGCCGCCTCGTCCGCGAGATTGAGAGCGACTCCACCACCTATGCTCTCTATCATGGCAGCGAGGCCTACAAGGCAGCTCACGTCGAGCCGTTCGCCAATACCAAGGAGTCCTCCGCTTTCGTCTTCAACGCATAATTAATAATTACATATAAATTATTGACAAATGGATCTGTCTTCACCTACATCTTGGCGCGAGCTTACACAAGACCAGCTCCGCTATGTGTTCTATCTACTCGCCACCTTCGCCGACATGGTGGTTGTCAAGACCTACATGTTCGTCCGCTTTACGGGCATCCGAGTCGTCAAGCGCAACCGGTTTGGGTGGAAGTGTGTCAAGGATGGCAAGGTGTTCTATCTGCAGTCGTGGCAGATTCATTCCTTCCTCTCGCAGCTATCGTTTGTGGACAGCACAGAGACCATGGACAATCGGTTGGAGGTTGTCGGTGGTTTCCACGCTGTCCACGAACTACTGCAGGAGGATGTCTATACTCACCGCATCGTCACCTTCAACGACTATCTTTGCATGGAGCGTCGCTATCAGCGGTTCATGCAGTCGCGCAATGAGGAGGATATTGACAACCTTGCTGCTCTTCTCTACCGCAAGCCCGACGGCTCGGTTCCGGATGAAATCAGCCTCACGCCTGGTGAGCGTCTTGCCACTCTCGCCTGGTATGGCCACATCAAGTTCGTCATGTCCAGGGCGTTTACTCACTTCTTCCGCAAGGTGTCTGCCGATGCCGACATGTCAGACCTCTCGATACTTGAGAGCATCAACGTCCAGCTTCGCGCCCTTACGGATGGCGATGTCACCAAGGAGCAATCAGTCAAGCAGATTGACTGTTGGCGCGCCCTTACCGAACTCAACGCCAAGGCCAAGGAGGCCGAAGAGTTCCGCCGTAAGTTCCCCAAATCGTAACATTCAACACTCCACATTCCACAATCAACATTCCACATTATGAACTCCCTCTTTCCCGCACTCGACTACTTCACGCAGCTTGCGCAGTCCAACCGTCTTGCCAAGGAGTATGGCTTCCATCCCTGCCTGTGCAGCGGACCGGATTCCATCGATGGCATAATACAGGGCTTCCGAAAGTACCAGAATTTTGTCATGGTCGATGACACTACCTCGCAACAGACCTTCGGCAATGGTGTCGGCTTCTTCCGTCGCGATGTCTACACGGTGTTCATCTTGGCACATTACCGTCAGGACGATATGGCAGACCGTGAGCTTAAGCTTAACCTCTGCCGACAGATATTCCGTCAGTTCCACTCGCGATTGCTCCACGACCGTGACACGCTCGGCGACGACCGTCTCACCTTCCTTAACCTTAACAACATATATTCCACCGAGCTGCCTCGCTATTCATACAGCGGAGCCACGGGTCTATATTTCATGATTCAGAATGAGCAGCCTATTGATATAAGCTATGAGCAGTCAGAATGGACTTAAGCCTGGCATGACCGATGCCGAGCATCAGAAATGGATTCAAGGCTGGAGCGACTTCATGATCAAGATGTGGCGTGAGCGCATGATGCAGTTCGCTCCGCCTGTCTACCGTACTGGTGCTCTCGCCAGTTCTGTGCAGGGTATTGTGCATCCCGGACCCGTCACCACCATCGAGCACCACTTCCTTGAGTATGGCATCTATGTGGCGCGTGGCGTGGGCAATGGCTACCGCCGTGGCAATGGTGGCGACCTCAAGTTCCTCAAGGACTGGAAGACCAATCCCCACCACCGTCAGCCTCGCGACTGGTTCTCCAAGAAGTATCTCTACTCTATACATCGACTTAATGAGTTTGAAGCGAGCTTCTACGGCACTACCTACAATGGTCTTGTCTCCTCGTTCCTTTATCAGCTCTTTGGCAGCGGTTCCAACACTATCGACCGCACGGTCTCGCAGCTGTAGTCTGTATTTTCAATCTTCGTCACATATCTCTATCTTTGCCCTATGACTTTTGCACAAGAAATATCAGCCCTGCGTGAGATGTTCACCACAATACGTGATGAGCGTCGCACCCATGCCAACACAGCTACGCGTGTAGGCTCGGCTTTCCTTGCCTTGCTCGATTATCTTGCCGACGCTCCGTTCATCCGCAAGGATATGGAGGATACCGACGGCTTTCTGCTCAAGCTCCTCAAGGGTGCTGTCGTAGGCGAGAATGGCGACATCAAGCTCAATCCTGACGGCTCCATCACCTGCGGTTCTATCCGTGTCAATGGTTCGGCCATATTCAATGAGCTGGTTATCAACCATCAGAATGTGCTTGAGGGTGACACCTATTTCACCGACCGTGGCATCGTAGAGAGTGTTGAGCATACCGACATCAATCAGTACAGACTCACCTTCCGCAAGGAATATGACGACGATCATGTCACTTTCCATGCTAACGACATCCTCCTCGGCAAGGTCAACAACCTCGACCGGGCCAAGACCTACCGCTCGTTCTGGCTCCGAGTGGAGTCTGTCGATACCGACTCCAATTCAGCTCTTTGCACCTTGTATCCTGGTGCCGACTGTCCGGGTGGCATTAACTCGGCTCCCGTCTCTGCTGCTCGTGTCATCCGTTGGGGTAATACCGTCGACGAAACACGCCAGTCTGTGTGGTTCGTATCATCCAACGATGGACGCTGGCTCTTCCTGCAGGGTGTCAACAAGCCTATTGTTGAGGATAATGAGCATGGTTCCAACTATGCGGGATTCATCGGTCTGCCTCCCGACATCGAGGCGACTCGCGACCTCATCAACCGTGGTGTGTTATCCAAGTCTCAGCCTTACCTCTATTTCAAGGGTGTCCTTGCGCAGGACTTCATTCAGGTTGACTATCTCGGCAACCCAGTCTATCAGTTCCGCGACTGTGGACAATGGTCTGCGTCACGTAAGTATATCAAGGGCTACGACGAGCTTAACAAGGGCTATTATGTCGACCGTGTCTGGTGGGGTGGCTGCTATTGGGAGTGTGCCGTGCCAGAGTGCTCAGGTTCTGAGCCTCGCTTCAACAATACCGACTGGGTCTGCATCATCGGTGGGGGCAACATGTGGGTTAGCCTTGTTTCCTCGGCAGGGAACTTCTTCAGGGCAGGTGAGGAGTGGACCACCGACCTCATCGCTACCGTCTACAATGCTGAGATGCAGCTGCGTGAGTCTGAGATAGATTTTGCATCTATAACCTGGCTACGTGAGAGTAATGATAAGGATGGAGATATGGCTTGGAACCTCACTCATCCCACGGGTTCAGTAGGTCTCACTCTTACCGTCTCTTCCACTACGGACCTCCCGTCCACTTGGCAGTCTGGCTCTAAGGTTGGTTTCCGTGTTATCGTCACCTTTCCCGACGGTGCGCAGTATGCTGCACAGTACTCAATATCGAATTAATAATAAATGATGTGAAATGAGAATCAATTCAACAGGCGGTAATGTGGTACATGAGCCGCTATCATTCAGTTTTACGATGCTTGAGCTTGGAGGTAGCAGCGTGCAGAAGTTCAATGCTGTTAGCGGTTCCTACGTTCCCAACCGCCAGCTCACGCCTTACATGCTTAAACCGCAGCTCATCATCGATGATCCTGAGCATCTTATTGCCAAGGGCGACTATGCGAGCAGCATGGTCAATGTCGTGTGGACTGTCTACTCTGCCAACAAGCTTGTCAAACGCAGGCTCACGGCTGGCACAGACTACACGGTTGGCTCGGACAACTCGCTCACGTTCTCGCGCAATGTCGCTTCAAACGAGGTTGTTGAAATCAATTTTAGCGCGGATTATCTTGACAAGACGCGTGGCAAGGTGCAGAATTTCAAATGGTCGAAAACTCTCACCACTCTTGAGGAGACCTCGCTAAGTCTCTCACTTGAGCTTAGGTCTACTTCCAAGGTGTATTTCTCGCCGTTCAAGCGTTACGGTCAGTTCCCCATCGAGGCTGTTCTTACTAACGGCTCTCTGCCGGTTAGTGCTGATAAGTGTGTCTACAAATGGCAACGCTTTGACTACGATGCCCGCAATTGGGTTGACATTGTTGATGCTACAGATGTGTGGTATGTCAAAGGCAAGGATTCTGGCACAATTGTCGTTGATGTCGATTTTGTGCAGAAGGTGCTGCTGCGTGTCACGGCGTACCCTAAGTCTAAAGTTGATATGCAGCTGTCTGAAGCTGTGGCTCTGCGTCGTTGGTACGGACAATGGGAGGATAAGCCTGAGTTTGCCTTCGCCCGATTTATAACCAAGGACTTGCGCAAGGCTAAAGTGGAGGTCAATGTCGCTAACCGACAGGGCATCATCTCGCAGCCTCAGAGATATTTCGATATTGAGTTGTATTATCGGCCGTCTGCTAAAGCTGCTTGGGAGTCGCTTGGCAACGGCACGGAGGCTGTTATAAGCCGTGACCAGATGACCGACAATCATGAGGTGGGCGACATCTGCCGTGAGCTGTCTGCCTTTGTCCCCATCACCATGCCTAACGGCGATTACATTGTGTCTCCCGATGGCACGCCCATTTGTGGCCAGTTCCCCACCTCCGACAAGGAGGGTGTCTAATTAATTTAATATTGATATATGAAATATTATCTCTTGCCATATCTGCTTGCCGTGCGTCTCGGTATTACCGATTTCCGTCATGGCAATTCCACCATCGGCTACATCGCCACAAGTGGCGACCTGGCTGCCGTGGGAATCGAGTCGGCATTGACTGAAGGAGCGCGTGAGCTTACCGAAGCCGAAGCAATGAACATTATGAATAAACTTAAAAATCACTAAGCACAATGAGTAGTACATTTACCGCGATTGACCACCTCTATGCCTTTGAGGATGGAGATGTGCTCACACCGGCTATGGGTGTCTCTTGGGTTAAACCGGAGGATGTTGGCTATGGTCTGCAGCAATACTGGAACCCTACCATCAACGCAGTTATTGAGACAGATTTTAAACAACATCCTGTCTTCCTCTTTCCGCAGCCTTATTCTTCGAAGATGGGTAGTATTGTTGTCCCAGAGTCTGAGGGTCAGCAATGGTACTATGGCAATATATCCGATGAGGGTGGCATCCTTCAGAATGGTAAGGTCAAAGAGAAATTCGTAGAGCTGTTCGAGGTTACTACTATAGAACTCAACAAAAAGGTGTTCCCTGCTCTCAAAATCAAGGGTAATCTCGCCACGGCTGCTGACCATACGGACAAGTATATATATTACAAGTCTTCTTGGCAGGGCAAGCAGTTTACATGTCAGCAGCTCATACCGATTATGGAGGCTGTTGGCGAGTCATACAAGGTCAACATCAGCTATGTTGGTCAGGATGGCTCGGGTGACAATGTCCTCTCCAACGACAACGACTGGTGTAAAATGGTCCCCTCTCTTCAGCGGTCTGGTGATCCTGTTAAGAGTGACGCCACTTACAAGTGGCAGCGTATTGTAAACAATGTGTGGCAGGACATTACTGCAGTAGCCAAGGTTTATGAATTCGAGGGCAACAATCTCAAGGTCTACAATGCCGCTGTTGAGGGTGTCGAAGTCTTCCGATGTGAGGTTACTTACTCGGGCAAGAAATACTATGGCGTTGCCGAGGTCACAGATGAACATGACCCGTACTACATCATCCACGGGCGTTCTCAGGCTTCTAATGCTGTTGCCGTGGGTTCTACTGTCACCTACAACCCACGTGTCATTGAACGTGCTACGGGCAATGTCGTTACTGGCTTTACCTTCTCCTTTACCTTCACCAATGAGCAGGGCGAGGTGCTCAAAGACGTTACCGAGCGCAATCTTACTTACGATGTCATCAGCAAGTATGGGGGTATCGCTGTCCGTATCGAGGCTAAAAAATCTTAGCTTATGGGTGGTATAGTTGCTTATGACCATCTCATCCCAGCTCCTAAGGACGGGGCTGATGGTGAGCCTGCTGTGGGCTATTATCTTGTTGCAGAACCTTCCGTCGTGCATTTCAATTCCGAAGGTGAGCCGACTGTCAAGTCGGTCAAGGTGGCGGCTTACAAGGTCGTCGGTGGTGAGGTGTCTCCTTATGGTGGCGCGTCAGTCATGACTTACTATGATACAGGAGGTTCTGTTGTCAAGAGTGTTCCAGTCCTCAATCCTGCCACACTCACGCCTTCAGACGGCGACGCTGCCAAGTATTCGCTTGTTAATTTCCGTCTCATCATCAGTGGCAATGTGGTTGCCGCCATCTCCATCCCTTATGTCAGCGATGGCTCTAATGGTACCAATGGCAAGGATGGCACTTCGTTCGTTGTCAAGGGCACAGCTAATGGGCATGCAGCTTCTGAAGAGGATGTGCCTGCCGGAGCTAAAGGTCTGTGGCTTCTTGATAGTGTTATTGCTGGTGGTCTGGCACTGTGGTATCCTGAAGAATTAGGTGGCTCTTCTGCTGCTGTAGGTGATGCCTATATCATTAATGGGAATATTTGGGTGGCTGGTGATAAGGCTTGGAAGGATCTTGGTCAGTTCCGTGGTCCTGAGGGTGCGCAAGGTCCACGGGGTGCGCAAGGCTCGCCAGGTCCTATGTCTTATCTTGCGGGTGAGTGGCAGAGTGGGGTCACCTACACACGTACTGAAGATTTAATTCCAGTTGTCTCACACAAAGGGTTCTATTGGCGACCTGATGGAGATATTAGTATTCTCAACATCGAGCCGTCGGCGGACAACGATGATTGGGAACTTGTTTCCAAGGATGACATGGTGTTCGCCCGGATTGTTATGTCTGACTTCGGCAAATTCGGTTCGGCCATTATGGTTGGTGACTATCTTTTCTCGCAGTTCGGCAAACTCAACGGTGAAACCATCGACGAGAATTCCTCAAAGAAGGATACCGCTTATACCCAGTTTAATGCCGACAATCCTGAGGATTCTACAAGGTTTGTTCCGTCGCTTTGGATTAATTTTCGTACTGGTGAGCTGCATTGCAAGCAGGGCTTCTTCCATGGCGAGGTGAATGCCGAGTCTGGCACGTTCAACGGTACAGTCAATGCCAACGACGGCATCTTCAAAGGTATCTGCCGACAGCCGTTTGTCCTCTACGAGGGCACGGTTCTCAATGCAGACGGTTCTTCTTATTCTGCTCTTGATAAGTTTGACAACGTGTCGCTGCCTATGAGTTCGTCGGGGTGGAATATTGCGCTCGAGCTTCCTTGGGCTATGAGCTGCATCGGCCGTAAGTTGACTATAGCCAACTTCGAATGGTTGGGAGTGAGAGGTAGCGACAATTATGTGGCGACGGCTCCTCTGGGTTGTCAGTTCTATGAGGGTGGCCGCATATATAAAGATCTCTACATAAATCGTGAGATAGTGGAGTTGCTTGGCTATGGCGATACCAATCGTTTCTATGGGTGGGTCGTCACAAATCGGGTGCCTATTGATAAGTATAAATTCTCTAAACCGTCAATGGTCTTTTGCATGGGTTCTGTCACAGCAGTTCGTACAGGCAAGACTACTGGTACTGTTACTCTCACTCGATGGAGTAGTAGCAACGGCGTTTCCAAGGATGATGTCACGGTTACAAGGGTTGAGACTGGTAAATACACCATTAAGTTCCCGGTGACGGCTGTGCCTAATGATAATTACATCCCTATAGTCACTGGCTCCATCGCCGGCACTACTACCGATGCTAAGGCTGTCTATGCTTGCGTAGCTGCCAAGTCCAAAGGCTCGTTCACCGTGCTCACAGCCGATGATGACTCTCTCAATGAGGGTGGATTCAACTTCGTTCTTCTCGACCCCAATGGCTGGGATCTATAATCCTCATTCAATTAATAATTACCAATTAATAATTAAATATTTCTCATGGGAAAGAAAATCTCTGAAATCGAGGAGTTCTCCAACCAGAACTCTTCCATCCGTCTTCTTGGCTACGATCCGTCGTCCAACAAGGTTGGCACTGTGCCGCTCAGCGCTATCACTTCCAAGACAGCCTACTGTGGCTGCCGATGGAAGAAGGCTGAGTCTAAATCCGAAGGTGAGCCGTTCGGCGACCTTACTATGTTGGCCAACCTTCCGTCTATCCTTGGCTTGGGCGGCTATCTTGTGCGCAACGACCATTCGCGACGCAAGCTCTCACCAAACAACCACAAGCTGTTTGCAAGTGGTGGGGTGGCTGCTCTCGATGGCTCTATGGGCCACTATCAGTGGGGTTGGAACATCCCTTGGTACTACGCACATTGGGAGGATGATATCTATGAGTGTGAGGCTATATCTCCTGCTCCTATTGCTGGGCATTGGAACTATAAAATTCCGGTTGCATCTATGTCTTGTTCTGGCGCAGCTGCTCTTGACCGTACAAACCTCATTCTCGTATCATTCTGCAAGCGCACGGCTCAGTATCGTGGTGGCGACAACAAGCCTGACAACGATGCAAAGTGGAACACTCTCCTTGGCAAGCCAGTCGTGAGTGTAGCTGAGGACAAGCTGCAGCAGTATGCCGAGAAGAATGGTGCGCGTTGGGGCGCGTCTATGTATATGATGATATTCGCGCTTGGTGCTCTCACTCGCATTATCTTCCACAACCGCAATATACAGGCTCCATACAAGGCTGCTCTTACTGCAGAGGGTCTGCGCCAAGGCGGTCTTGGTAATGGAATTGATTATGTCATTGAAGATTTCGGTAAACAGTATGCTACTCTCGACATCGATGCTCTTGCAGAACGTGGCGATGCTACAGGAGTTTTCTCTGTTACTATCCCCAAAGGAGATGGCACTAACAAGACCATTAACAACATACCTATGTTCTTCGGTCTCAAGAACTGGTATCAGTATATCTATATGATGATGCACGGTTGTGCTGTGCAAGCAACATCAAGTAAGACTCTTGATGTGTACGCGCTTAAAAAATGGACTTCCTCTCCAGTCGACACGACTGGTGTCAGCAAGTTCACCAAGATTGGTTCTATACCGGCAACTTCAGCTTCTGAGGGTTCTTGGCTGTATGGCAAGCGTATGAATCTCGACAACATGATTGCATATCCGCTTGAGTTCGGAGGCTCGGGTTCTACTTACTATTGCGATGGTTTCTATCATCCTGCTATCACGTCTGGCGTTCGTGGTCTCGCTGCGTTCTGCTCTGCGAGCTCTGGTTCCTATGCTGGCTCTTGTGCGCTCTCTGCTCACTACGGTCTCGCGGTTTCCGTTGTGCACTGCGGCGCGTTCCTCTGCGAAGCAGATGAGGACTGGGACACAGAGGCATTCTATGTCGCCTAAGTCTGCTAAAGCGGACCAAAGGACACTACCGCCGTAGGCGGTCGCGCCGCGAAAAGCGGCGTCGCGTTAATTTTTTTGAGATTAATGTAGCTCTTTGACTTGTTTATCACCATTTTTCATTATCTTTGCACCTGCAATCCGCAAGGGTTGCAGGTGGATCTCCTTAATCTGGCGTTCGTGGTCTCGCTGCGTTCTGCAATGCGAGCTATGGTTCCAATGCTGGCTCTTGTGCGCTCAATGCTAACAACGGTCTCACGGTTTCCAATGTGAACTACGGCGCGTTCCTCAACAATTTTGCGTAGGAGTGAGCCTCTCCCATCGGAGAAAAATATCGCATGATGTCGGCGAGTCTCGTAGCCTTAGGCGAGCGACATACCCGACGGTCTATAATTGCAGACCACTACCCACCGAAAGGCCCTTGCCTTTCCCTTACAGATCCCGACCATAATCCCGCAATATATAATTAATAACTGATAATTAATAATTTAAGCAGTGCATAGAATACGAGATTGTGGCGAAGCCGAACACCTTCCCAACATTCAGGCCGCTTTTTATAATTTCTCGCATGGCAAGCATAAGCGCATGATGATTCAGGAGTATGAGTCCAATCTTCAGCGCAACCTTCAGCGTGTTCTCCAGGAGCTTACAGACGAGGCTTGGTTTCCTTCTCCTTACCGTCCCAAGACGGTCATGGAGCGCAAGCGTCGTGAGTTAGCACGCGCACCCATTCATGACCATGTCCTTGAGGCAGCTGCCATCTTGCCCTACGAGACAACTCTGTATGATTACATTGCGTGGCAATGTCCTGCTGTTCGCCCTAACATGGGGCAGCACGCTCTTATGCGACACCTGCGCAACGAGTTGTATAGCTGCAGTCAGCAAGAGGTTGCCTACAATCTGTCAATGGATATTCATCATTACTTCCCTTTGATGGATCATGCTATACTCAAGCGTCAGATTCTGCGCAAGGTCAAGCCGGGTAAGTTGCAGCGTCTCCTGTTTAAGGTAGTTGATTCTTATCTTCAAGGTGCTCCCCTTGGTATCAAGGTATCTCAGATTTTTGGAATGCTATATCTTGCCGATTTCGACCGCCTTGCAATGCGGTTCTTCGACATTGGCCAAGACCCCGAAAAACTTGCTTACTGGACCCGCAAATATGTCGAGGGGCGCATCATCACGGCTCGCACGCCCGACGATTTTGCCGACCTCTGCCGTGGCCCTACTTATCTCGCAGACAAGTTCCGTGCTTATGTGGCAGCGGGTCTGCCACATTACTCGCGCTTTGTCGACAACATCATCTTTCGTCATGCCGACAAGACTGTGCTCGGCATTGTGCGCACTCTTGCGGTTGCTATCCTTTCGCGTGACTATCACGCTCAGATCAACCGCGATTATAATATTAGACCTACACACATGGGCATCCGCATCTGTGGCTATGTGTTTTACCATGACCGTGTCTTGCTTGGCAAACACAACAAGCAGGAGCTTGCGCGACATGTGACAAAGCTCAAGAAAAAAGGTCTCAGCGAAGAAGAAATACGTATTAGACAGTCGTCTCGCTTCGGTTACGCTAAGCATGCCGACTGCATAAATTTGATTAAAAAATTAGGAATGGAAAAATCGTTAGGTAAGATTATCAAGTCTCACCGCATTAAGTCACCTTTCGAAAACATGCGTGGCTCCCAGAAAATCAGCTTTTCAATGATATGCGATAACTTAACAAATGTTAACGGGGGGGG